ATCCGGGGGAAGGATAGCTCTCTGAGTGCCGACTGGAACGTCAATTTCATTCATACGCGTAATTATCTGGTGCGCGACCTGGATGCCGCCACAGCCGACGAGCTACCATTGCCGGAGAATTGGCCGGAACCGAAGTTTCATCCGGTACGCGGTCTGGAAGATAGCCGGTTGTTCGAATGGCAGGGCGGCCTGTGGACGATCTCAAACGTGCGCGAGCTGAACCCCGATGGCTGGTGCGAGCAAGTCCTGGTCCCGCTCAATGCGCGTGGCCAGCCTTGGAAGCGGATTTTGCCCAAGGAACGCAAACACGAAAAGAATTGGATGCCGTTGGTCGACGGGGACAATTTGTATTTCATTTATCGGCTTGGGACGGCGCTCAAGGTCGATGGCAGCGTGTTCAACAGCTATGATCCTGGCTTCGATGCCAGCCACATAAGCGGAGGATCGCAGGTCATCGAAGTTCCTGGAGGACTCTTGTGCCTGGTCCATGAGGCGAGAACAATCCCAGGCCGGTCCAACCGCTATTACCAGCACCGCTTTGCCTACATGGTATCGGGAGCCGGCATCCGGCTTTCGCCGCCGTTCGTGTTTCACGACAAGCAAATAGAATTCTGCGCCGGCCTAGCGTATTTCCCCGAGCGGCGGCAACTGATGGCAAGCTTCGGCGTGATGGATCGGGAAGCCTGGATCGCTACGATGGATCTCGACCAGGTGCTGGCGTTCATAGGAGGATGAATGTACGACGCTTCACTTTCCAAGTGGGCCCAGATGTTGGCCGTGACCGGCTACACTCCGATCCTCAACCATCCTCGGTCGGAGGTGGAGTATGGAAGTCTCGCCGCCAAGTTAAACGAAGTCAATATTCCGATGACTTGGACGGGCAGGCGCACGGTCGAGGACTGCTGGCTCTCCAAGTATCTGCGGAAGCGCCGCGGCCCTCCGATCACCCACTCGACCGCCGACAATCCTGCCAAAAATTCGATCGCCTACCACATCGTTCAGGCGGAGAAATTTGAAATGATCGCGAATGCGACCGCCTTAGGGTGCTCGGACGTCATCGTCTGGATCGATTACGGAATCTTCCACCTGCCGGGAATGACCGCCGGCGTGATCGAGGATTTCATGGTCCGCTCCGTCTCCGAAGAGGCCATCGCCATCCCAGGCTGCTGGGAGAAGAACTACCAATACGACGATCGCTATCCTTGCTGGCGGTTCTGCGGCGGCCTCCTGGTCGTGCCGCGCAAGCTCGCCGCCGCGCTCGCCGCCGTGATGAGGGACGAGTGCAAGCGCCATCTGCGGGAGACAGGCAACCTGAGCTGGGAGGTGAACACCCTGGCGCGGGTGGAGCAGCGGTACCCCGATTTGCCGATCCGGTGGTATAAAGCCGATCATAATTCCAGTATGTTTACTAATTATCAGGCAACGGAGCACGCCGATGGCTGGAAAGCGCAAGGGTTACGAGGGGTCCAAGGCTGACCTGGCCGAGGACAAGCGCGGCGCCAAGCGCAAGGGCATGTCGCTCAAGAACTACGAGACTTCCGCACAGGACAAGGCCGAGGACAAGCGCGGCCAGGCCAAGCTGGGTCGCAAGAAGTGAGCCATGATGACGAGCGTCCGCTCATGGTTCGCAGACAACCAGGCGCTGGTTTATTTCCTGGTGGCGCAGGGCATCGCGATCGGCGCTGCGGTCCTGTCGATCACGGCCTACATGGTCAAGCTGGAGACGCGGGTGAGCACGCTGGAGATTCGCGGTTCGCCGCACTTGGTGACGGTCGATAGCCGGTTGACGGTATTGGAGAGTCAGACCAAGGCTAACAAGGGAAGCATCGATAGGATCGTTGACGTGATGACCAAGAGGTTGAACATCAATCCATGAACGAGGATCGCAGCCTGAGTTCTGCGGGTGCTAATTTAATCAAGCACTACGAAGGCTGTTTGAAGAAAGTTGGCGATTATTATCAACCGTACCATTGCCCTGCTGGAGTTCTCACGATTTGTTGGGGCCATACTCATCATCACGGGAGAGAGTTCAATGCCGACTCTCGATGGACGATGGAGGAGTGCGATCAAGCGTTTCTGGAAGACATGGGGACGTTTGAGCGAGCTGTACGTAAACTTGTCAAAGTGCCTCTCGAGCCATGGCAGTTCGACGCCCTCGTCTCCTTCTGCTACAACTGCGGAGAAGGAAATCTCGCCAAAAGCACTCTCCTCAAAAAAGTAAACGCAGGCGATTTCGAGGGTGCCGCCCTCGAGTTCCACAAATGGAACAAGGGCGGCGGCAAGGTCCTGGCTGGCTTGACGCGTCGGCGGGCCAGCGAGTCACTGTTGTTCCAGAACATCACGGATGCCGATTACGACGGCAAGCCGGACAAGGTCATCGTGCCGATCCCGGAGCCGATGCCGCAGGCGGTCGATGATCCAGAGGGTTAGCCATGCGGTATGATCGTGCGATGTACGGTGCCGCTGCGATATTCGTGGCCCTCGTGATCGCGGTGCTTGCGCTCTATTTTTTCAGCGACGTGCCCCCGCCAATAGGCGAATAGGAGACTGACATGGTCGCATTGCTGGTCTATCTCGTCATCATCGTCATCGTCTGCATCTTCCTGTGGTGGCTGTTGCAGCAAGTCGCCTTGCCGGAGCCGTTGCGGAAAATTGCGATGATCGTGATGGTGGCGATCGGTGTGATCGTGTTGATCGGTTTGTTGTTGCAGTTTACTGGTGGTGGTGCTTTGCACATACCTAGGCTGCAATAGGAGGGGATAATGTCGCTAAAGACCCTGCCGCTGACGATCCCCGCCGGACACACGATGTCGAGCGGGGTCGATTGCTCGGGCAGCACCAGGATCCTGCGCATCGTCATGCCGCCGGATTGGAACGCAGCGCCGCTGACGTTTCAAGTTTCTGCAGATGGCGGTGTGACCTACAATAATCTGCATCTTACGACCGATATCGGGGATTTCTCGACCTATCCGGCGACCATACCGGTCGTGGTGGCGGGGTCCGTCATCACCATGCCGCCCAATACCGGCTATGGCATTTCCTGGCTGCGGTTCCGCTCGGGCACGTTCACGACCCAGATCAAGCAGGACGCCGACAGGACCTTCCAGGTCGTGTTGGACATGCCGGATGCCGGCACCGGGGGAGCAGGCTCGGCGGGCCCGACCGGCCCAACCGGCCCAACCGGAACCGGAACCGGAGCAGGGGGAACGGGGCCGCAGGGAGATGCCGGACCAACAGGGCCGACCGGCTTGCAGGGCGTACCCGGTCCCGTGGGCGCGGCCGGGCCGTCGGGCGCAGTTGGGATCGTCGGGCCGCAAGGACCGACCGGCGCGGCTGGAATTGCGGGCGCCACCGGGCCGACCGGCACGTTCAATTTGAAAGGCACCATTGCGGCCGACAATGCGGCGGCGGGCAACATCGGAGAAGTCATTGCGACGAGCACCACCGTCGAGGTCGCCCTGACGACGGGGGTGACGGCGAACATCGCTACCTTGGCCCTGACACCGGGCGATTGGGCGGTGTCCGGAGCGATCGTGTTCGATCCGGTGACGGCGACGACCGTCACGGCGTTGGCGGCATCGGTTTCTACTGTCTCGGCGACATTGCCGACGCTGGCGCAGGTCGCATCCGGCATCGGCAACATGACGCAGTATGCCTTGCCGTTCACTAAGGGCGTGGATCAGTACATGCAGACCGGGATCTGCCGCGTTAACGTTAACGCGCCGACCAATGTCTATTTGGTGGGTCAGGGGATTTTCTCTGGCGGAACCATGGGAGCGGCTGGATACATTTCAGCCAGGAGAATCCGCTGATGGCGATTCAAAAAGTTGTCCGGGTCATGGTGTGGGCCATAGCTGATGGGGTGTCGACGTCGTTTACTTTCGATTTGAACATCAGCCCGTACTGGGTCGGGACCAACAGTCCTGCGGGTCAGGGAGGCGCTATCGTCAATTGGTTCGGCGGGGCGTCTCCTGGCAGCAAGATTCCGCCTCCGACAGGTGTCGTGGCGATCGCTGGAGCCGATTCGGCGTCCCTCGTCAGTCCGGTTGTCACGATCAACGTGCCGGTACAGCCGGCCGGATCGAGACACGAGGTCATTCTCGATCTGTTGTTCGATTGATGGGGTTACGGTAGAATGCGTGGAAACCAGCAGGAGGCAGATCATGGCCGAGAAGTCGAAAGTGGAATCCGAAAAGAATGTCGAATTCGCCAAAGGTGGAGATACGCACATGTTCGGTGAGCAGGCCGCCACTCCGGACAAGCCCGGCAACACCGGCAAGGATCAGAGCAGCGCTCCAGGCGCGAAATTCGCCTCCGGCGGATCAGGCAAGATGTTCGGATTTAATCCGAGCGTGCCGGCGACAGCTGGGCAAACAGGTGCCCGCTGATGGCACGAGGAATTGGACCGCGGATGCCCAAGGTGCCGATGCCGAAGGCGCCCAAGCCGGTCGACCCTGCCAAAGCCGTGACGGCACCGCCGCGGCTCAAGCCCATCTCCACCCGTGATTACGGCAAGGGCTCAACGCCGCTGTCGGGAGCGCCTAACTTCGGCGTCCAGGGCGCCGGCATCGGCTACGGAGGCCCGAAATATGGTCTTTAAAAAGCATTTGACTCCCCTTTCGAAGCACGGCCGCGTGGTCAAGCACGTCGGCAAAGGCTCGGTCCAGCAACGCATTCCTTCCGGTGGCCGCAGCTCGCTGACGGGCGGCGACCCGCTGGCGCAGATGCAAAACCAGTATCCAGCCCAGCCGCAGCCGACCGCCGATCAGTCGCAGATGCCGGCCCCGCCGATGGGCGGGCCGCCGCTGGGCTCGAGCCCGCCCGCCGCCATGGGGCCAGGAGCCGGGCCACCGCTTCCGGACGACACTAGTGGGCAATGAGCGCATCGACCAAGGAAATTACTGAAGCGACCCGGTTCCTGCGGAACGCGGCGCCGCAGCAGTACGAGAAATTTGTCGCTGCTTTTGCCAATTATTCGGCCCAAACCACCGACCTGATGGTGCAAGCAACTGGCGATCTGCCGGTCATGCAGGGCCACGCCCAGCAATGCAAGAAGTTGCTGCGCATTCTAGAGGAGATAAAACATGGCTGACGTGACCGTCGACGAAAAGCCGATGGCAAAGCTGCCGATCGACCCGAACTCGATCCCCGACGCCGTGAAAAAGCGTGCCGCGGCGGTCGATGCGCTTTACAATAAGAAAGGCCAGCTTGCTTCGGCTCAACAGGAGAGCGGGGACGTAGTCCCGAAGCCGCCCGCAAGCGGGCCTAAGCCAGAGCAACCCTCGGCCCCCCCGGAAGCTCCGGCTTCGCAGGCGTCGGCTCCCCCCGACCACGCCACCCCACCGGCCGAGCCGGCGCCCGCGGAATCCGCTCCTACCTCCGAGCCCAAGCCGGACAATTGGGAGCATCGCTATCTGGCGATGAAGGGGCGCTATGACGCGTCGCAGAAGACGCTCGCCGAGATGCAGGAGCAGATGACCCAGCTCGGTAACGAACTGTTACAGACCCAGCAGACGGCTTACCACAATGGGCGCACCGCACCGTCTTCGCTGCCACCGCCACCGGCTTACGTGACAGAGCAGGACGTTCAGAACTACGGCAGCGACCTCATCAACTTCACCCAACGCGCCGCCGCGCAGGCGCTAAGCCCCGAGCTGCAAGAGATCAAGCAGCAGAACGCCGAGATGCAGCGGCGCCTCGCGGTCGAGGCACGGCGGAACCTGGACCAGCGGCTCGAGATCGCGGTGCCGAACTTCCGCGACGTCGACCGCGATCCCCGCTGGCACAGGTGGCTGCTCTCGCTTGACATGCTTTCGGGCCGTGTTAGACAGCAATTGTTGAACGAAGCGATTTCAGCGGCCGACGCCCCTAGAGTCATCTCGTTCTTCAGAGGTTTTCTACAGGAAGAGCAAGCCACGGGTCACATCGAGCCTTCGCCCGCCGTTCAGCAGGCCCCGCCTCCTCGAACCCCGGCCGTCGATCTAGGCTCCCTGGCAGCCCCTGGCAGGGCCAGGCCGGCAACCGGAGGCGATGCCTCGGTGCCGCCCGACAAACCCATCTACACACGCGCCCAAGTCAAGCAGCTGTACGAACAGCACCGTAAAGGTGCGTATGTCGGTCGCGAAGCCGAGTGGGCTCGGCTGGAGGCCGATATGTTCGCAGCCCAGCGCGAGGGGCGCTACCGATAAACCGGGGGCCGCCCGTATCCTATAAGGACCGGTAGCTCCCAAGCGATGGAGCTACCCTCATGCCTATCCCGAGTGCGGGTTTTCCTGGCGCAACGTCAGGCTCAGTCCCGCCCCTGACCCCCGTAGGGTCTACCGGAAACCTACTCCAATCGACCGGATTTATTCCCGAGATCTGGAGTGCTAAACTCGTTGAGAAATTTTATGCGTCGACCGTTTTGTCGGCCATATCAAACACAGACTACGAAGGCGAAATCGCCAACCAAGGCGACAGGGTCAAGATTCGCACAAAGCCTACGATCACGATCCGCAAGTATCAGGCCGACGGTTTGCTCGGTCTTGATCGACCAACTGGAGGCTCAGTCGAACTCTACATCGGCAACGGCTTTTACTTCTCTCTGATCCTCGACGACGTGATGGAGGTGCAGAGCGATCTGAATGTCCTGTCTATATGGAGCGACGATAAAGACGTTGTGTCGTCGGTAAACTAGGTCTAAAAAACTGGGAACCTTGTAAAAGGCAACCAGAGGGAAGGGATAGTAAGTTGATCCTGAGTGACAAATACGCTGCTGGTTTTCTTGATGGAGATGGTTCGCTCTTCGTTGGGCTGACCACTAACCCAGTTCCTGTAAAACGGCTTGAACTCGGTTTCCATCAGAAGGAATCCAATAGCGGAGTCATCGATCTCCTTACTCAGCGGTTTTCAGGTGGAACACGGGACAACCGTTCCGGGCGCCGTCGCGGGACCATTACGCATGGTTCTCGCTTGCGGTTTACCGGACAGAAAGCGGTTGATCTGCTGTGCCGGCTGAAGCCGTATCTTGTGGCCAAGCGTGTTCGTGCCAATCGTATCCTGCGTGAACTTGGGTTCACCGAACGGGTTGGAACGGACAGCATTCCTGTTTATCCGTCTCGCAACTGGCTGGCGGGATATTTCGATGCTGATGGTTGTGTTTATGCTCATGCAAATCGGCATGGTGGGACAGCAACCGTCAAGTTATCGATTGATTCCGATGGTTTAGAAAAGGATGGGCTCGTCCTGGTGCAAAAGGCATTTGGCGGAGCCATTCGACAGCGAGGTGCGACAGGTAATTGCTGGCGATGGGAACTTCGAGCGGACGCAGCAATGGTTCGCAAGTTCTTTGATCCGATCGCGAAGCATCTGACTGTTAAACGGGAACAAGCGTACTTCATTCTTGGCTGTGCGAAGATGGGACATTTTCGCGATGGCGAGGTGATCGAGGATACGCTCAAGGCCATGAAGACCCACCCGCACAGACTAAATGACCTAGCGGCTACTGTGGATGTGTCTGCTGAACTTGTGTTGGTGCGCGACGTGCCTGATCCGCAATCTCGCTATAGGCACGCGGAAGGCGTTCTCTGTCAGTGCGGCGGTAAGCCTTACGCTAAAGGCTTATGCAAGAATTGCTGGCAGCTTGAGCGCTATCATAGGCTCAAGCGGCCTACGCGCGGATACAGGCGTAAGCAGATAATAGCTCCAGTGGTTGAAGCGATAGTCGGAACGAACGCGTAAACGTTCGTTGGGCAGCTCAGCAGCTCAAAATCGCGGTCGACACGGAAGTGCTCGACGGCATCGTCGGGCAATGCGCGGCGACCAACCGCGGCGCGACGGCCGGGAAGTACGCCAATCTCAACCTCGGGATCAAGGGCACGCCGATCACGGTGGTTGGGCAGGGTGCGACGGCCGGTCAATCCAATCTGATCGATCTGCTTCTGCGCATGGGGGAGTGCCTCGACGAGCAGAACATCCCGGAGATTGGCCGCTGGGTGGTGATGCCGGCGTGGGCCGGGCGGCAGATCAAGCAGTCGGAACTGCGCCAGGCCTATCTGTCGGGCGATCCGGTCTCCATGCTGCGCAATGGCCGGCTCGGAATGATTGATCGATTCACGTTGTATATCTCGAACCTGCTGCCGACCAACACGAGCGATTCAACCAACTTCGCAGCGGGCGAGTTTCCGATCTTCGCTGGGCATGCGCACGGGATTACGTTCGCAAGCCAGATTTCAAAATTGGAAACGTTGAGGAGTGAGCTGACCTTCGGCCAGATCCTCAGAGGGTTAAAATTAGCTCTCGTTAAACTCCGTGAATTTGTCTGGGAACCCCTGAGAGCCGAAGTGACCACAGCATAACTGGTAACGGTAGATGCGACGGTTTGAAAACACTTCGGATTGGGCAATCAGCAGCCAAGCTCCCTGGGAACAGGGAGAAGGTCCAACGACTAGGTCGAGTAATCCAGACCGGATGAAAGGCCCACGAGCGCGGAGCCTGTGCAAGCAGGAAGATATAGTCTGGTCTGCAGCGAAAGTTGCAGGTGGTCGGATAAAGAGCCGACCGATCAATCAGGGTGTACTGGTTGTGAAACACAACGTGCAGGTGTACGGCTATCAAGTGATCGACGGCACGGCCTTGTGCCAAGCTCAGGTCATCTCTGGCGGATAGTCTGGTATAATCAAGCTGTTAGCGAAGCAATCTTGACAGCTTGAACATTAGGTAACATCTTCTGGCCTTCCAGTGCTGTTGCACACAAACGGGAGGCCAGAATATGACGTGTGGAATTTACTTCCTCAAAAGCCAGAGCGGCAAAATGTATGTTGGTTCCTCGATACGAGCCGAGAAGCGCTGTATCCAGCATTTGAGTGATTTGCGTAGCAATCGGCACCCTTCGCGTCGGCTGTCAAAGGCATTTGTGAAATATCGTGGTGAAGGCTTTGAATTCGGCCTCCTTGAAGAATGTCTTCCAGAGCAGCTTGAGGAACGGGAGCAGTTTTGGATCGACAAGTTGAAGCCACGGTATAATTCGCGCTTGCGGGCGGATTCCAATAGGGGCTTGAGGATGACGGAGGCAGAGCGTGCGGCCCATTCCGGTCATTTAAAACGTATGATTGCGAACAACCCGGATTTTCGCGAGCATCTTATCGAGCAAAATGAGTTGAACTGGGCGAACCCTGAGAAGAAGGCTGCTCGTGTTGCTGCCATGATAGCTGCTTGGACGCCCGAGAAGCGAGCTGGAGTTTCGCTAAAACAGAAAGGTATCGATAACGGCGAAGCTGCTCGCATTGCTCGCTGGAGCAGACCGGGTGCTGGTGAGCGACAAAGTGAACTTACGAATCAAATATGGGATCGCCGCGGTCGTAAGAACACACCGGAAGCGATTAAAGCTAAGACAACTGAATTAGGCTGGGAGTGCAGGGAGATCGGACCACCAAGTAAGCCTGGTGCCGTTGATGGTCGGGTTACCATCTATTGTTCTAAGCACGATTATATTGGGACACCTACTGTTCAGAGGCTTATGTACCGGGGGCAAGGGTGCCGGTATTGTGGGTTCGAACGATCTTCTGTGAAGCAGGCTGGGCGCCCTAAAGGGAGCTACTCCCGATGACCACGTCTCCGTCCTATTTCGGCAATTTCAGCGACCGCGATCAGCCGACGCTTGCCACTGTCGCTGATTACGTTGCCGACGCGCGCACGCTGTTGCAGGATGTCGTTCCGCCTTATCGGTATGACGACGCTTCCTTGCTGACGTCTCTAAATGTCACTCTGCTGGAAGCGCGGCGGCTGCGCACTGATCTGTTCATCTTTAACATGCGGACGCGCGGGCAGACGCAGGCGTTCACTGAGGTGGATGACACCTATGTCGAGATGGAGCCGCAGTTCCGGTTGGCGATCCTGCACGGGCTGTGCGCGCACGCGCTGGAACGCGATCAAGAGGACGTCCAGGACAGCCGGGCGACTTCGTATTTCGCGCTGTTCAGCGCCGGACTGGTCGGCCGTGCGCTGCCTGGCGTGGCCGGTGGTTCAGGGCCAGGCAGAGGACAACAAGGACAATGAGCAAATCCAACCTTGCGGGCTACTGGGTTAAAATTCTCGGACAGGCGGACACTGCGTTGATGGGGGCTTCGCAGGCTGCCATGCAGGCGCAGCTGTTCGATGTGCTGGATGAATTTTTCAATGACTCGAATTGCTGGCAGGAGAACATCGGCATAACGGTGATACCGGAGTTGCTGGACTATCCGCTGCATCCGTCGACTGGCCGGATATTGCGGCTGTACGGTGTACTGGATCAGAACAACGTGCCGCAGTCGGCGGTCATGCCGGTGATTGGGACGGTGCATTTTCTTTATCCCTATACGAACACGCAGCCGATGACGGCCATCGTCGTCAAGAACGTGACCGATCCGCTGGAATGCGTGCCGCCGCATATTCCGGATTGGGTGCTGCCGGCGCACGGTCAGGCGATCCTCAGCGGCATTCTCGGCAACATGATGCTGCAGCCGGGGCAGAGCTATTCCAATCCTACGCTGGCGCAATTCCATCTGACCAGGTTCCGCGATAAGATCGCGCGTGCTCGGGTGGCGATGATGCGGGCGAATACCGTCGGCTCGCAGGCGTGGGCTTATCCGCAGCAGTTCCGGGTGACGGGTCAGAAGCGCGGCATGAGCACGTACAACGTCAATCCCACGCCGACGCCGTTGAGATAGCGCCATGAACAAGCATAGCGTTACTTCGGCGTATGAGCCCATGGTCGTGGACAACAACGGCAGTTGGAGCGACGCCTATCAGTTCGACGATCCGGATGATCTGACGTGGACGTTGAACGGCTGCAGTTTTGAGATGGACGTTCAACTGAACGCTTACGACAAGACGCCGTTGCTGTCGCTCACGACCGCCAACGGGCGCATAATCACCGACGACGTCGTGCAGCGGGTCATTCACTTCAACGTAACCGCTGCCGACATCCAGGCTAGTCTCGATCCTGGAAATTACGTCTACGATCTCGTGATGATTGATTCTTATGGGGTCCGTTGGCCGTTCATGCACGGAACCGTAAAAATCGTACAAGGAATTACGTACCCCTGACGAGGTGACACGGTGGCGGTTATAAAAAATGAACCGGCTATCGTGTCGACACGCCCCGTTGTGGTCGTGGGTGGGCATACGGGTCCGGCCGGCGGTCCGACTGGCGGCACCGGTCCTACGGGTCCTACCGGAGCGGCGGCTACCGGGCCTACCGGACTTGGCGCGTTCACTGGACCGACGGGTCCGTTCGGGCCGACCGGGTTGGCAATCACGGGCCCAACTGGATCGATCGGCGTTACGGGCCCGGTGGGCATCGGGACGCTTGGGCCTACGGGCGCTACGGGCGCCAGCGGGCTCGGGCCGACGGGCTACACGGGTCCTGCGGGCATCCCTGGCGTGGCGTCCGCGACTGGTGCGTCGGGTGACACGGGGCCCACGGGGCGTGTGGGTCAGACCGGCCCGACCGGGACGCCGGGATCTGCAGTCAACACGGGCGCGACCGGGCCGTCAGGTGCGGCTGGTACGGCAGGCTCTGCTGGTTCATCAGGTCCGACAGGTTCGGTGGGAGCGCAAGGGCCAGTGGGCCCGGCGGGGCCGCAGGGTATTGCGGGAATAGCGGGATCGGCTGGATCGGTTGGTCCTACAGGCCCTACGGGAGCTGGCGGTGGTGGATCGGGCACTGGCGGTGCAGGCTCGACGGGACCGACTGGACCCACCGGAATAGGGTCGACTGGGCCGACTGGTGCATCAGGGTTGGCGGGTGGAATAGGATCGACGGGGCCGACGGGATCGACTGGTGTTGGGACTACGGGGCCAACGGGTGCGATCGGACCTACGGGCGGCGGGTCGGGTACGGGTGGCGCGGGTTCGACGGGTCCGACGGGCGCTGGAGCCACAGGATCGACCGGACCTACGGGTTCGACCGGCGCAGTGGGAAGCGCCGGTGGTGCCGGATCGGTGGGTGCGACGGGACCGACGGGCTCAACTGGTGCTGCTGGATCGGCCGGCGGTGCTGGAGTGGCTGGATCGACGGGGCCAACCGGAGCTGGAGCGACGGGTCCGACTGGATCGACCGGTTCGCCGGGAGCAGCGACAAACACTGGAGCGACCGGTCCTGCTGGTGCTGGCGGCACTGGACCGACAGGACCGACGGGACCGATGGTGACGGTTATCTATGCCGGGAGTTTCTTCTAGTGGCCTTCTATGACACGAGTTGGTACACGAATTTTGGTAACGGCTCGACGACCGGTTATTATGCCGTGACCGTGCGTCCGCAAAATACGGCTGTGGCCGCAGGAGTTATTCGTCGGCAGTTCACCGCACCGGCGGTTGGTTCAGAGCGTTGTTTCATTTGCATTGTTGCTGGAACGACGGCGAACACGACCGATGCTACTTGGGTATTAACCCGTGGCGCTCGGACAACTGACGGCACCGCGACATGGCAGGAATGTACTGGTGCTTCTGCAGTTAATGGTGATGTGACTAATACGCCGACGTGGGCGCAGGCCAAGGCGATCGGCACGCCGACGCTAGGCGCGATCATCAAGCGTAACAATGGTGCGAGTTATTGGATTGCCAGCACTGCAGGCACGTTGGGGGCAAGCGAGCCCTCGTGGCCGAACGATACTGCGGGGACGACCCAGGCTGACGGAACGACGACGTGGACCTGTCTGGGCGTGATCGGCAATTTCACCGGCGGTCAGGCCCCGCACGCGCGGCTGGGCAATGCTGGCGCGACGACCTGGTTCGCGTTGGGCAACACGATCTATGTCGGCGACAATCATGCGGAGTCGCAGACAACGGCGATTACGATAAATCCTACGGGATCAGCTGCTACTATCAGCAGGGTACTTTGCCATAACCATTCCGGCAGTTATCCACCAGCATCCACCGATCTGACCACCGGAGCGACGATCTCGACGACCGCTGCGTCTGTGAACTTAACTTATAGCGGGATAGGGGGATTTTATTTTTACGGATTGTCTCTGAGAGCAGGGGTTGGTGTAAGCACGGCTGTGAACAGCATGCTTCTGACACCGAGCAGTGGTAGTTTCGTTATTTTTGATAATTGTTCGTTTTGGCTTTCCAATTCAACGGCCAACAATGTCTCGCAGATGCAGATCGGCGCTTCCGGGGCCGCTGCCACTACGATGATTTTCAATAATTGCACGGTGCGTTTTGCGGTTGTCACACAATTCATTTCGACCGGGAACGGCGTATTCGTTTGGCAGAATACCGGGGCCATACTTGCTTCCGGTTCGTCAGTGCCCAACAACTTGTTCAGTTTTGCTGGCGCATCGGCAGGCACGGCTTGTCAGGTTATCCTGGAAGCTCTTGATCTAAGTCAATTAACAGGTGGTTTGTATTCAACAACTACCGCGTTAACGAGCTTATTAGTCAAGGATTGTGTGTTTAACGTGTCTATGACTTCAGCAACGCCAAGTCTTGCTGGCGCGGCTGTCCAGTATGTACGTTCTGATGATCTGGCTACTGCGTACCAATCCAATCGCTTCACTGTTGACGGCACCGAGACGACCGAGACCTCGATCGTCCGGGTCGGTGGATCAGTTGACCCGACCGGTCAGGCGCAGTCCCGCAAGATCGTCACCACTGCCAACTCGCAATGGCTGCGGCCATTCCGGGCCGAGCCCTATGCGATCTGGAACTCGACCACGGGAGCGAACGTCACGGTGACGGTGTGCGGCACGGTGAACGCAGGCGCACTGCCAAACAACGACGACATCTGGCTGGAGGTCGAGTATCTCGGATCGTCGGCAAGTCCGTTGGGCACCATGATCACCACGACCAAGGCTAATCTTCTGGCGGCGAATGCGGCGGTGGCGTCGGATGGTTCGACGTGGAACAATACTTTATACAATACGTTCGACGGCGTTCCTTCTGCCGGGGTTGTCGTGTCAAACGGCAATTTGACGGTTACACACGGCACGAACAACACTGGCGTTGGAGTTAACAGCACGGCGTTTCTTGTTGCTGGAAAATGGTATTTCGAGGTGACATTGCAGGGCGTCGTCAACGGTGGAGATGCGTTGGGGATTATGCTGTCTACAGGTACATTTAACAACGTAGTTAGCGGGACCAACAGCACTGTCGTTCTTCTTGGCGGAACTTCGAATGTCTGGAGTAACAATGCCAATACAAGTATGAATCTTGGATCACCGAGTGTCGGTGATGTTTTCGGGGTAGCAATCGACCTTAATGCCAAGCTGGCCTGGTTCCGCAGGAATAATGGCAACTGGAATGCCAGCGGAACTGCCAATCCAGCCACCGGAACTGGTGGTGCAACGATAGCCGGTGGAGCTTTTGCGCCTGTCGTGGCATTTATTTCAGGCGCTACCACCGACGCCATGACGGCTAATTTTGGTCAGTCTGCCTACTCGGGAACGCCACCTTCGGGGTTTGCCAACTGGAACGGCTGGTCGCCCTTCAAGCTGACCGTCACGCTGTCCGCGCCGCAGCCCGGCATGGCGGGCTACCTGCACGCGCGCGTGCGCGCGGCCAAGCCGTCGAGCACATTCTACATCGACCCGCAGATCACCTTGACGCCTGCGGGCGGTGGATCGACCAATGTCGGTACTGCTTACACATCTTCCCGGTATGCCTATGAAGGCACCGAGACGACCGAGACGAGCATCACGCGCGTCGGCGGGGCGAGTGATCCTACGGGACAGGCGCAGTCGCGCAAGATCGTGACTACGGCGAACTCGCAATGGCTGCGCCCATTCAAGGCCGAACCTTATGCCATTTGGAACCCGACGACCGGTGCCAACGTCACGGTGACGGTATACGGCACCATCAACGCCGGCGCGCTGCCGAACAACGACGACATCTGGTTGGAGGTGGAGTATCTCGGATCGAGTTCGAGCCCATTGGGAACGCTGGTCACGACGACCAAGGCCAATGTGTTGGCGGCGAATGCGGCGGTAGCGTTGGATAGCTCGACGTGGAACAATACACCTAACACGTTCGATCCTGTAACGGCCGTCAACACGACGTTGTCGAACGGAAATCTGACGGCGACGCACAATACCGCTACGGGTGCTTCTGGGGCGCGGGTTTCAGGTGGGACTGCAAGCGGCAAGTATTATTTCGAGATCACGCAGACTACGCTTGGACATGGTAACCTTGACGGCTGGGGATTGATGTCTCCGACCGGCGTTTTCACTGATCTTTCCACAGGGGTAAACGGAATTACAGTTACCAAGGCTGGGCAATGCAATATAAACAACATTGTTGTGCTCCCGTCCAATACTTTAGGTGCGGTTTTAGCCGGGGATGTAATTGGTTTTGCCCTCGACTTTGGAGCATTGCTGTGTTGGGTGCGTAGAAATAATGGCAATTGGAACGGCAGTGGGACGGCAAATCCGGCGACCGCTGTTGGTGGTTTAAGTTTCCCTTCCGGGTGGACCCTTACTCCAGGTGTGGCATTTTCAGGTTCCGGCTCGGCTATTGGAGACTCTGATACCATTAACCTCGGTGCCACCTCTTACGCCAACGCAGCGCCGTCCGGCTTTGGTAATTGGATCGCTTGGACTCCCTTCAAGCTGACCGCCACGCTGTCCGCGCCGCAGCCCGGCATGGCCGGCTACCTGCACGCGCGGGTGCGGGCCGCGAAGCCTTCCAGTACCTACTACATCGATCCACAGATCACACTGAGTTAGCATCATGAGCAATACCGTCAGCGTTCCCGCTCCCATAATGGCCAAGCCGGTTGTTGTAATCGGGGGTCATACCGGTCCATCCGGTGGGCCGACTGGTCCTACTGGTGTTGCTGGTCCTGGAGTGACGGGCTCGACGGGTCCGCAGGGGCTCACGGGTCATACCGGACCGACCGGGAGCACGGGTTCTCCTGGTGCCGGCGCGTTCACTGGCCCGACGGGCATGACTGGGCCGCCAGGGGTCGGATCGCCGTCGACTGTGGTTGGACCGACGGGTCCACAAGGCCCGGTTGGAGCGACTGGTTCCGGTGCTGGTGGATCGCCCAACAAGCTTTCGACCTTCTTCAATTCTCCGGTCGGAAATGTATCGACGACCGAAAAGGCGATGGGGTTCGGTTCCTCTTGCAATATCGTTCCGAATTCGTCGGGAGCGATATTTGTTTTGTTTACCGGCATGGTAGCGAACGCGACTGCGGCTGGGGATGGTGTCACGATCACGGGTCGCTATGGAACCGGAACGGCTCCTGTAAATGGCGCGACTTCGGGGCTGGGCACGCAAATGGGAGCGCCGCAGAATTTTGTCGCTTCGACGACGGCAGGTCGGCAAGGATTTAGTGCGCATGCCATTCTGGGCGGTCTTACGCTCGGAACGGCGTGGTGGTTTGATCTTTCGATTGTTGCTGTGATTGCTGGTGGCGCGACCATCTATGATGTGAACTGCTCGATATTTGAGCTTTGAGATGAACAACCCCGCCCCCGCAGCTCCGATCGCGACTCGCCCGGTTGTGGTGGTGTCGGGGCCTGCTGGCCCGTCCGGTCCTGCGGGTGGTCCTGGCCCGACCGGCCCTGCTGGCGGCCCTACGGGCTCCGCAGGAGCTACGGGGGCACAAGGCGCTCTCGGCGACGTAGGCCCGATCGGTCCGACGGGCGCTCCCGGTACGGCATCAGCGACCGGGGCTACGGGCCCGGCTGGTATCGGACAGACCGGTCCGACGGGCGCTCCCGGTCAGGCGGCTCTTCAGGGTGCAACCGGACCGGCGGGAGCGCAGGGTCCAGTAGGATTCGTGGGAGCCAATGGGCCACCTGGTCCCACCGGGGCGAGCTTTACTGGCCCCACTGGTGCGTCGGGACTGGCCGGGGCGCAGGGTGTGGTGGGGCCGGCAGGACCGCAAGGCATTGCGGGAATAGCGGGACCGCAGGGCATCGTGGGCTCGACGGGACCGACCGGACTGACGGGTGCGTTGGGATCGACAGGGGCCACCGGGCCGACGGGCCTCGGAGCGACAGGACCGGCGGGATTTGCGTCGACAACCGGCGCCACGGGGCCCACGGGTCCTGGCGTCGGAGCCACCGGTCCCCGCGGGGTCGATGGCTACAACGGCGTCGATGGGCCGACCGGCTACACCGGACCAATCGGCAGGACAGGCCCGACGGGTTCTCTCGGTTTGACGGGTCCGACCGGCAACACCGGTCCATTCGGTGTCGGTCCTACGGGCATCGGCGTCACGGGCCCGATCGGCAACACCGGCCCTACTGGCTCACTCGGTCAGCCTGGCCCGACCGGAATGACCGGTCCTCCCGGTATGACGGGATCGACTGGCATCACGGGCCCCACGGGCTCGCAGCCTGCCGTGAAAGATGCGTTTCGAGCCAAGATGGCGACGAACCAGACCGGTATCGCGGACAGCACCAACACCAAGATGAAGTTCACCAGCAAGGTGTTCGACGTCAATAACAAGTATGACGCCACCAATTTCCGTTGGACGCCGGCTGCCGGTATCGTGCATCTCGGGGCCGGGCTGTATTTTTCAGCGGGAGTGCGGAACAACGTATTTCCGCAGGTCATGATATTCAAGAACGGCGCCTGCATCGTGCAAAATGGCGCGCAGTCAACGTCGAATTCGGCGTATACTCAGGTGGATACGATCGATCAAGCCAACGGTACCGACTACTACGAGTGCTATTGTTTCTCGCCTTCCGCCACTACGACGACGGTGGCTGCGGTCAATTTCGTCACGACGTTCTATGGAGCGTTGCTGTGAGCAAGGATACGATCGTCGTGCCGGAGCAGGACAGGATAGTGCTGGTGTACGACGGAGAACGTGTGATCGATGTTCCAGGAGAGCACAGGATCATAGAGGCGTACGACGATGATTTTGGGCAGTAGGGCACACACAGCAGGCGACGTCATTCGTTGGACGGTTAACTATGATCATTGGTTAGCAAATTCTGCTACGATTGAACAGATCGATATCACGTCCAATTCCGTCACCTGCACGGTCGGCAACATATCGATCCTGGGCCGTGAGATCGTGTTCTTCCTGTCCGGCGGCATTGTCAACGAGCAGGTGATGTTGTCGTTGGTGATGACGGACAATCTCGGCAACATTAAAAATGACTCGGTTTCTTTTGTTGTGGTCGCGCCATAGGAGGACAACATGGCTGTTATCGTGTTCAACCAGTACAATGCAGGCGGTGTTTTCAAGCAAATATCTGATGCTGATGCGCAGGGCCCCGGCACTACGTACAATCAGTATGCCAATGGCGGTGCGTGGGAGCAGCTGCGCGTCGTCTGTGGCTCTCCAACACTCGATCAACGTGCGGCTGGCGGGGTTCACGCAGCACTCGCTACTGGAGCTGCATAGGATGGCCCAGCAAAAACCAGACTCAATCGTCAGAGCGGAAGAACGGGTCGCCAAAATTCGCGACGAATCCGCGCGCATCGCGCTCGAGCGCGCCGAAGCCGAAGCAAGGCAAAAAGCCCATCGCGCCTCGCAAGATGTCGAGGCTCGCCGGATCGAGGAGGACGATCTCAAGCAGGCGAGCTCGAACGTGAACCTTGAGCCTGCAACGCGCGATCAGTTGCTCGAACGTATCCGGCAAATGCGCGAGGAGAAGCCGGTCGAGATCACTCCGGTACCGCATCGCACGCCGCGGCAGCAGGCGGAATACGAGGCCGAGGTCGCGATGGGGCGAGCCATGGTGGCGAAGGCCGAGGCGGAAATCGAGCGCAACCGCGAA